GGTCTGATTCAGCACCCTGAAGATTATATCGACGAAAAAGTCGAACAACGTAAAAGGAATTATTATTAATGAAGGCAATTCTACAATGGGTATTAAAAACTATGATGAAGGATAAGACCGGAGTCGTACAAACTTTACCCAACAAAGATCTAGTTGATTTTAATGTGGCCATGACTGCAGAAAGATTGATGCGTAATGGTATTGATCCAAACTCATTAAAAAATGCTAACCAAGTAGAAAATGCTATCAATCGAATAGAAGCACCGAGAAACGTGCAACAAGGAATTAAATCTACAAAATCTGCAAAAGTATTTGATCTTGAAGGTAAAGAAATAAAAAATACTAAAAATATAATGGGTGGTAAAGAAATTGATCTTCCAGATGATGTTGATCCAAGAGATACAATACTACCTTCATCAATGATAGATGATCTACCACCACCAGGTAGTCGTGGCGGTCCTGATGATATCGCAGCTCCGATACAATCCGCAGATGAATCGTTAAGAGACATGACAGAGGCAGAGATTAAAAAGAAATTAGAAAAAGGCAACAAAGAGGGTATTGCTAGAATAAGAGCAAGACAGAAAATGATTGAAGAAGCAATCGATAATGTATCACCAGGATTCTCTGGTGATTTAAGAGTCGATGCAGATCTGGTTGCGGAAGAGATGGCAACAAGAATGGGCAAAGTGTATGACGATCTTCCTGACCTAGAGGGAACAAGATTATATGGTGAAGCGTATGATGCATTATCTAAAAAAAGATTTGAAAGTAAATTAGATCCGGAAGACTTTGCACAAGGTGGACGTGCAGGTTTTAAAGATGGCATGACCAGAAGAACTTTTTTAAAATTACTTGGTGGTATGGCAGCTGTGCCTATCGTTGGTAAGTTTTTTAAATTAGCTAAAGTAGGTCAAAAGGTCAAACAGGTTCCTATAATTAAAACAGATGATGTTGCTGGCAAACCAGAATGGTTCGATGCATTGGTTAACAAGGTTATTAAAGAGGGTGACGATGTCACTAACAGGTGAGAGACAATCTATTCACCAGAAAACACTCGACGATGGTTCTGTGGTCCGAGTCACAGAAGACGTAGACGATGGTGCTGTAAGGGTCGAGTATGAGAGTGATAAAAACGTTTTTGAAGATCCGGTTCAATTACAATATAAAAAACCATTACCAGATGAGGGTGATCCAAGACCAACAGCAGAATTTACCACAGCAGAGTCAGGTCCGGTCGGCAGACGATCAGGTCCTGATGATTTTGACATAGAGGTCGATGAGGTTGGTGGTACGAGTATCAGGGATCTAGACTCAGACGTATCAAAACTAAAAGAGTATGCGACAGGTAAAAAACCTACTATGACAGAATTTATAAAAAAC